CACATGCTGAAGGTCGAACTACAAGGGCTGTTGGTCCCGAATCACATGCTGAAGGTAGAGGTACAACAGCTAGTGGTAGTTATTCACATGCTGAAGGTTCTAATACAATAGCAAGTGGTGATTCATCACATGCTGAAGGTAAAGAGGCAATGGCAATTGGTGGTAATTCACATGCTGAAGGTCAAGGTACAAAAGCGCTTGGTGTTAGGTCACATGCTGAAGGTTCTAATACAATAGCAAGTGGTGATTCATCACATGCTGAAGGTCAAGAAACAACAGCAATTGGTGATTATTCACATGCTGAAGGTAATTCAACAATTGCATCTGGTAATTCATCACACGCTGAAGGTGTTTTAACAACCGCAATTGGTGATTTTTCACATGCTGAAGGTCAAAATACAACAACTATAGGTACAGCATCACATTCTGAAGGTTATTATACCACATCAAACGGACAGTATGGTGCACATGCTGAAGGTCAACAAACAATAACAAATGGTCAAGCATCACATGCTGAAGGTAGATTAACAATTTCTACTGGTAATTTTTCACATGCTGAAGGTGATGGTTCAGCATCAAGTGGTGAAGCTTCGCACGCTGAAGGTGGTGGTAATACATCTGGCGGTTATGCGTCACATGCTGAAGGTCTTTATACAATCGCTAGTGGGTTATATTCACATACTGAAGGTTTTGGTACAACAGCATCAAATACAGCATCACATGCTGAAGGTAGATTAACAATTGCAAGTGGATTATATTCACATGCTGAAGGTGTTAGTACAACTGCAAGTGGTGATTATTCACACGCTGAAGGTTATCAAACTAAAGCGACTAGTAATTATACTCATACTGAAGGTTATGAATCAACTTCTAGTGGTGCTTATTCACATGCTGAAGGATTTCAAACTAAAGCTATTGGTTCATCGTCACATTCTGAAGGTTCTCAAACAACTGCAAATGGTACTCAGTCACACGCTGAAGGTAATCAAACAACTGCATTTGGTAATTACTCACATGCCGAAGGATATCAAACAAAGGCAACTAATGATGGTTCACATTCTGAAGGTGTTAGTACAATATCAACCTTTATTGGTTCGCATGCTGAGGGTGTTAGTACAACCGCAAATTTTATTGGTTCGCATGCTGAAGGTTCTGGAACAACCGCATCAAATACAGCATCACATGCTGAAGGTAGATTAACAATTGCAAGTGGGTTATATTCACACGCTGGTGGAGTATCATCAACAGCAAGTGGTGCTAATTCATTTATTCATTCATCTGGTTCAACGGCTAGTGGAAATAGAACAGTAGTATTAGGTGGTAAGAGTATAACTGGTACTGCGAATGATACGGTATATATGCCAAAAGTTGAATTGGATGAAACTGGTGAGGGTATTATAATGAAAAGTCCAGATGGTACAAGATATAAATTAACGATAGCCAATGGTGGTACAGTTACCATATCATTAGCATAAAAAATAAATAAAATAATTAAGGGTGGAACTTCCACCCTTTTTTATTCACCATATAAATCTTTAGGTTTTGCACATTTTTCTTTTATTATTTTTTCTACAAATGAGAACATCTTTAAACCATTTTCTTCACAATAATCTTTTAATAATTTATGAGTAATAGGGGTAATTTTTAAGTTTTTTGTACGCTTCATAACACTTTATATAATAAATATGATAAAAGTATTACTTTTATCATACTAATTTTTGTTGTAAAACAACAAAAAGAATTTTTTGGAATTTTGTTGCATATTTATTATAAAAATAAGTCAAGATAATAATTAAATTAAAAAAGTAAATAATGGCAGATAAAGTATTCGTCAGTCCAGGTGTCTACACCTCAGAAAAAGATTTAACATTTGTAACCAGACAAGTCGGTGTTACTACGTTAGGTTTAGTTGGTGAAACTACAAAGGGCCCAGCATTCCAACCTATCTTCGTTTCTAATTACGATGAATTTAGGTCGTTCTTTGGTGGGCAAAACCCAACTAGAATTAAAGATAACAATGCACCAAAATATGAATTGCCGTACATTGCAAAATCTTATTTATCTCAATCAAACCAATTATTTGTAACTAGAGTATTAGGATTTTCTGGTTATGATGCTGGTTTAGCTTGGGGGATAACTTTGAATGCTGCTTTGGATTCAAGTACAATTGAAGTTATTGCAACAACAGCTTATGACCCACTTATTTGTTTTACAGCTAACACTGCTGGTGTTATCACTAATTTAACATCAGCTGATGCAATTGTTCAACAATTATGGGATGATGGTGCTGTAGGTTTTGATTATTTAGCTTCATCATCCGTTGGTACATTACCAGATGTACAAGAAGTATTCTATAAGAATGGTTTAATATTCGAAGGTGCTGAAATTCAAAATTTCTATTTAACAACAACAGCATCTGATGCTAATGGTGTTACTGGATGTACTTCTGGTGTTACCGTTACATATTCTGGAACTGGATATAGTGATGTTGAAAACAAAATTGTATCATTACTAAGGTCTAGAGGTAAATACAATGGTGATGAGCAATTAATATTTGAAGTATCCGCTAATACACAAGTTACATTTGGTACAACACCGACTGATGCTGAGGCTGACCCTTATGGTGATTTCTCATTAACTGGTACATCTAATTTATCTGGACCATTCAGTTATCTTTTATCATTCGATAAAACAAAGAAAAATTATATTACTAGAGTATTAGGTAGAAATCCACAAGATGGTAAAACAGCATTGTTTGTTGAGGAAGTATATGAGAATATGTTCTTAGATTATGTAACAAATGATAAAGTTTTAGGTATTAATATTAACTCATTAACATTCTATGATAATGCATTTGATGATTATAAGAAAGAATTCCAACCAGCTGTAACTCCATGGGTTGTATCTGAAGTACGTGGTACAAACATCTTTAGATTATTCAGACTTTGGACTATATCTGATGGTGATGCTGCTAACAGACAATTTAAACTTTCTATTAGAAACATTCAACCAGATGCTAAAGAATTTGATATTCTTGTTAGAGCTTATGATGATACAGATGCTAGACCAGTAATTTTGGAGGCATTTACAAGATGTTCAATGAATCCATCTTCTGGTAATTATGTTGCAAAAAGAATTGGTTCATTAGATGGTGAATATCCTTCATTATCATCATATATGTTGATTGAAATGGCTGATGGTGATGATGTATCTGATGCATTCCCAGCTGGATTTGTTGGTTATCCATTAAGAGATTATACTGAAAATGGTAACACAAGTGTACAAGAACCTACTATTGAATACAAAAAAACATATAATGTATTTGAAAACAAACGTAAAGTATTCTTAGGTTTAACTGAAACTTTAGGTATTGACCAAGACTTCTTTGATTACAAAGGTGTTCCAGATAGTACAACTATTAATTTCTGGACTGGTTTAACTTATGGTTTCCACATGGATATTAACGCTACAGCTTGTACAATTGATAACATAGCTATAACTGTTAACAACTCTGGTGCTACTTATTCTCCAGTTTATAAATTTGAAGTTGGTTGTTGCCCATTCCAAAATGATTTCCAATTACAAGGTACTTCTTATGAAAAATTATATTCTCGTAAGTTTACATTCGTACCTTACGGTGGATTTGATGGTTGGGACCCATACAGAACTAGAAGAACAAATACGGACCCTTATATTATAAACGGTTCTAAAGGTTCAATTGGTTTATTGAATGGTACATTCGCTAATAGAACATTAACTAATGGTGACCCAGGTATTACATCTGATTACTATGCATACTTAGAGGCAATCTGGACATTCAAAAACCCAGAAGAAACAAATGTTAACGTATTTGCTACTCCAGGTATAGATACATTCAGTAACACAAACTTAGTTGAAGAAGCAATAGAAATGGTTGAACAAGATAGAGCTGATTCACTATATATCGTTACAACACCAGATACTGATGCTTCTAATGAAGTGTTAACTGTTGAAGATGTTACTGACCAATTATATGGAGAATTTGATAGTAACTACACATGTACTTACTGGCCTTGGATTCAAATCAATGATTCAGAAAATAATGTATATATCTACGTTCCACCTACAAGAGACGTTGTTAGAAACATCGCATTAACTGATAATATCGCATTCCCATGG